GTGCGCTCGCTCGCCGCGATTACGGCAAAGGAAAAGCTAATGCTTAAGATCGACCTCGACCAGCTCACCACCTACCTCGGCCACACCTCGACGTGCGCTAAGAATGAGTGCACCTGCGGCTTCTTCAAGTTTTTTACGGACAATTTTTCGGCCGATGGAATTTTCAATTGCGATAAACGTCTGGTCATGGTGTCGAACCAGAACGAAGAAAAAGATGCGCCCATCGGCGACGACGCGGCCGCCGCGCTCGAGGCTAGGTTTGGGTCGCGGGCCTTCGTCGTGGTAGGCCAGGGCGCCGACCTCAGCGTGGGCGTCTTCCTGGGCCAGGAGAACCACGCGCTGAGCCTGGGGCTGCTGCACGTCGTGCTGAAGCTCCTCGAGGAAAGCGCGCGCGCTTCTTAGCCGTTCCCGGGCGCGTCGCGCGGTCGTATAATTATCACGTAGTTCAACCCTAGAGAAAGCGAGGAAACCTCCCTTGAAAACTAGTAAGAAAGTTGTCGCGCGACGCGCGGCTACTAAACGCGTGCCTAAGAGCGCCGTTAAGGTCGTGCGTAAGTCACCGGCGACGGTCACGCTGCTCACCGAGCGATCTACCGCATCCGCCGAGCAGCTTGGGGTGCCGGTGTTGAAATTTCCGGCCGACTGGACGCGTTACGGCCGCGCGGCCTGGCTAGCGTTCTACCCCGACCTTGAAAACAGCAAGGGCACCACGACGGCGAGGTCATCCAGATGCACGATTACCTGGGAGGCCTCTGATGAAGGCTAAGCCTCGCGTGCTGATTTGCGGTGATCGCGGGTGGCGCGATTACCAGAAGATCTACGACGCGCTTAAAAAGTTGATGCCCGTCGCGCTTGTCATCGAAGGAGAAGCGCAGGGCGCCGACAGGTTAGGCCGCGCGGCCGCCGAGCAGCTTGGGGTGCCGGTGTTGAAATTTCCGGCCGACTGGACGCGTTACGGCCGCGCGGCCGGGTCTATTCGCAACGAGCAGCAGCTGAGGGAAGGCCAGCCGACCTACTGGCTAGCGTTCCACCCCGACCTTGAAAACAGCAAGGGCACCGGTGACATGGTTCGCAGGCTGCGCAAGGCCGGTATACCGGGCGAGGTAATCGTATGAAGATCTATTACCCGGTGTACGCGATCGAGCAGGTGCGCTACGGCACCAGGCTGGCGCCGACGGGCGTCGCCTGGGAGGCGGGCGACGAGCTGACGATCGTCGTCGGCGCCGACGGCAAGCGGTCGGTCTACCGCGGGCGCGGCGTCGAGGAAACGGAGCGCTACGGAAACCTTCGCTATACCTATCACCCCGGCGAAATCGTCGAGCTCGACGGGAGGAAGATATGAAATTTCTTGCCACGTTGCTCATCGTCGTGGGGATGTTGTTCGCCTGGTCGATCGACGACTTCGTCGGGCACGATTTCTTCGGCGCGATCCTAGGCGCGTTGCTGGCCAGCGCGCTGCTGTACCTAACCATCCGCAAAATCAAGAAGGAGACCTTATCATGAAAAAGCTTCTTATCGTCGCGCTCGTCGCTACACTGCTGGTCGGCGTCGTCGCGTGCAATACCATTAACGTTAACAACGCCAAGGCGTGGCTGCAGGTCGCTACTAACACCTTCGTCGCCGCGATGGCGATCTATAACCCAGGCTGGAACGGCGCGAAGCTGGCGCAGGACGCTAACGGTATGATCGCCGCGTGGCAGGTCGGCGTCGGCTGGCAGAACAACGTGGCGACCCTAGGAAACCTCGTTGAGCAGGACCTCGTTGACGTGCCGAACTGCGACGCGCGTTGTCAGGGAATCGTCGTAGTTTTTGTTGGCCTCGTCGAGACCGGCGTGCAGATCGCGCAGCGGTCCAGCCCGACGCCGGTGCCCGCTAGCGCCCGCGCGCCTCGTCTGCCCGCCGGCGTGCGGACGTACGCGTCGAAGTCTGATTACAAGAACGCGTGGAACGCGACCGCGCCTCCGACGGCAAAGCTGAAGTAAGGAGAACGCTACGAACGGGCGCTCGCGAATCGCGCGGGCGCCGAGGAAGAGCTTAAATGAAGATAATAATTATTGACGACAGCCTGCCGATCGCGAAGTTGGTCGACCTGCTCAAGCCCTACGCCGAGGCAGCGTTTCAGAAAGATGTCCATGCCGAGGTCGGCGGTATGGCCTACCCCTCGCGCAGGTACGGAGCCGTTAAGGACACCGTCGACGCGCGCGACCAGCTGATGAAGATCTCGTCGCCGCTGCCGCTGCCGTCGTCGGCCGACGAGTCGAGATACCTCGGGCCGGTGCGCGACCAGGGCGCGGAGTCGAGCTGCGTCGGGCATGGCTGGGCAGCGCACTTCGATTGGTTGTGGGCGAAGTTTGAAAACATCCAGGGCTGCGACTTCTCGCCGCAGTTTATCTACTACCTCGCGCGTAAGCTTGACGGCACGCTGCCCCAGGACGCGGGTGCGACGATCCGCGCCGGGGCTAGGGCGCTTAACCGGTACGGCGCGACCGCTGAGCTTTATGACCCGTACGGTCCTCGAACGTTAAACGTTGAGCCCTCCGACGACGTCTACCTCAAGGCCTTGACCTTCAAGGGCGGCGCGTACCACCGCCTCCAGATGGTCGAGGACATGAAGGCGTGCCTGGCGTCAGGCTATTGCTTTGTCGACGGGATCGAGGTGTTCAGCAGCTTCGAGTCGAAGGCCGTCGCGCAGACCGGCGAGGTACCGCTGCCAAAGGATAACGAAGAGACGCTCGGCGGGCACTGCACGCTGACGTTCGGCTACGACGACAACCATACGAACCTCGACGGGTCCAGGGGAGCGTTTCATAAGCGCAACTCATGGGGCGAAATGTGGGGAAACGACGGCAACTTCTGGCTGCCGTATTCGTACGCTGCGCGCCACCTGCTAGACGCCTGGACCCTGCACCTCGGGCCGGCGTGGAAATGAGCGCGCTCTCCCCACCGGAGAGCACGCGGGAGGGCCAATGAGCGACACGGCAAGAGGATGGATGATTGAGCGATATGGTGAGGATATGGTTAAGCAGTGCGACCGCAGCGTTATCGACAACATGGAAGCCTACGCTGAATCCCGCATAGCTGCAGCCAAACAGGACAGCGAGAGGCTGAGATTTGTTCTGGGGGAAGCGCGTAGCTATCTAGTCATGGAAGGTTACGCCACCAAGGGGCATCGGATAATCCATCAGATTGATGGAGTCTTGCCGAAGCCTGCTGCTATGGCCGACGCGAAGGGAGAAGAAGTAATCGACCACGAGATTCCCGTTCATCCAGTACAGACACGGCAGCCTATTCACAGCGGAGCGAAGTGTCCCCAAATCGTCACTCTTCGGGCCTATGAAGTTTACAAGCGGCTGTTTGGTGAGCAGCGCGCTATGGTCGAGGGGAATTGTCGTGGAGGATTCGGGGCGGGAGAACTTATCGGATTTCTCTACGCACATACATTCCCTGAGAAGGAATGGCGAGAACGCTTCGATGAAGCTCTGCGCGGCATGGAGTAACTGTGATGCCGGCCCTAGCTCTCGTATTCGCCCTGTTGGGGATGCCGCTATGAGCCTCAATATCGGAAGTCGCGTTCTGATCGAGGGCGACCATCCGCACGCCGGGAAGGTCGGAGTCATCGAAGGCGTTCACTCGTTCAAGTACGGCATGGGCAATGCGGTGAAGATTGATTTCGATGATGGCGACGGCTGTTTCGTATTTGACAAAGACCGTGGCAAGGTGTTCTTGCGCGAGGTGAAGAAATGCCAGCGTTGATTGTCTTGTACGCCCTTCTGGGGATGCCGTTTGACCCTGCGTGGCTGGACGTGCCCGAGCCGCAGTGCTATCAGCGTCCCGCTGGGGATGGGTGCAACACCGGGGCGCTGGCGATCGCGGCGCTGCTGCTACTGCATGGCCTAGCCCAGCTATGGCTAGGCAAAGAAGAACGGCCAACGCGCGAATGCCCGCGCTGCGGGGAGCGCGTAGCGCCGGCCGACGATGACGTTCACGCGTGCGACCCGAAGAAGGTCGCGCGCTTCCGAGGGGAGAACGGCCTATGAGAACTTGTCCCAACGGGGGGTGCACCAACCATGGCGTTGGTTTTGACGCCGACGAGGAAAACGTTTACTGCCCTAAGTGCGGGCAGAAGCTTGTAGAAATGGAGGACGAAGATGAAGAAGATTGAGGAGTTCAAAATTCCCAAGGCGCTTCCCAAGGAGCTCGCGCGCTGCGCCGACCTGTTGTATCATGCGCGTAACAAGCGGTTGGAGGTGCAACGCCGGGTAGACGCCATCGCCGAGCTGGAGACTAAGCTCAAGGACAAGATCATCGCCGAGCTGCCAATGTCCAAGGCGTCGGGGGTAGCGGGCTGCGTGGCGCGGGTGCAGATCGAACCGGCAAGCGTTCCGCAGGTGGAAGACTGGCCTACGTTCTACGCCTACATCAAAAAGCGCGGGGCGTTCGAGCTGCTGCAGCGCCGCCTCAACGATAAGGCGATCACCGAGCTGTGGGAAGCCAAGAAGAAGGTACCGGGCGTGACGTCGTTCGGCTACAAGAAGGTAAGCTGCACGAAGCTAGGAGGGAAAAAATGATGTCGAACGTCGAGCAGCTGGTAGCGAAGCTGCAGAAGGACAAGAACCTCGAGCGCCTGCTGCTTCGGCTGACGCCCGACGACCACGCCGCGATTACCACGGCGCTGCAGCGGAACCCGGTCATCGCGGCGCAGCTGAAGCTGTTCTATGGCCGCATCGCCGCGGCGACGTCGGCTGACGACACGCTCAACCTTCTCGGGGCCATGCTGCAGTTCGGCGTTACCCTGGGCTACCTGATGGGAAAGCCGGAGGGGATCTATGTTGTCTGAGTTCCAGCGCTGGTGCCGCATCCACGAGCTGCTGCGGGCGCAGAAGGCGCGGTGGGCCGCGGAGTTCGCCGCGCACGTTTGGTCGCGGCCGACGTGGCGCGAGCGTCTTAACTGTATCTTAAAGAAAGCGAGGTTAACAAAATAAAAAATGCTGTTAGAAAAGCCTACTAGCCGTAAGCTCTTGTTAGGAATATGGCTACTGAAGCGTTTAGGCTTGTGGTGCCATAAGCACGACAAGCCTGCGTTTCGAGAATTAGCGTGGAGCGGGTGGGAAAATGCCTACACCTGCTTCCTTTGCGAAGAGTGCGTAAAAAATCTTTAAGGAGAACGCAATGCCAACGAAACAGAAACCGGTAACCAGCAACTCGATGACGAAGTGGGACCAGAAGCTCGCGGACCTCGCGAAGCAACGCTCCCAGACGGTCGCCGACATCGGCGGCGGGCAGTTCATTTCCATCAAGAGCGGCGTCATGACGTGGAACGGCGCGGAGATTCCCGGCAACAAGCTCAACGCCGTGATCCTCTGCGACGTAAAGGAAAACGACTACTACGAGGAAGGCTTCGACCCCGACAATATCGCGGTCCCGGGCTGCTTCGCGTTCGGTCAGTCGATGGCCGAGATGCGGCCGCACGAGGTGGCGACCGATCCCCAGGGCGGGCCGGGCGGCGGCTGCCAGGGCTGCCCGCAAAATGAGTTCGGTACCAGCGAACGCGGCAAGGGCAAGGCGTGCCAGAACCGCATCCGCATGGGTCTGATCACCGAGGGCGATCTGAAGAAGGACATCAGCGCGGCCGAGGTTGGCTACCTGAAGATCCCACCGACGTCGCTTAAGGCCTACGCCGGCTACGTGCGCGACCTCGAGGGCACGTACCAGCGGCCGACGTTCGCCGTCGTCACCGAGGTGTCGGTGATTCCCGACGCGAAAACTCAGCTCAAGGTGCTGTTCAAGATGGTGCGCACGATCGACGACGCCGAGGTCCTCGACGCCCTGCTCGCGAAGTCGGAGAAGGTCGCGAAGGAAATCGAGTTTCCGTACATCGCGCCGGCCGAAGGCGCAGAGAAGCCGGCGCCGGCGCGCCAGAAGCCGCTTAAGGGGCAGCGGCCGCAGGCCCGTCGATAAAACCTATGCTGGGTGGGGGGCGGTCGCCTTAGATCGTCCCCAGGCCGGTTACCGCGCGGCGCTGGTGCGACGAAAAAGGCCTTTTGATAGGCGAATAGTCCACCGTGCCGTCGATAGCTGAAGAAAGCGCTGTTTCCCTGGCAGGATGAAAGCGCAATCCTTCACCGATCGAGAAGAGCGCCGCGCGGTAACCGGCCACCAAGGAGAAGGCTATGCGAGACGTATGCGAGCACCACGGGACGAAGACGGCGGAGACGTGCCGGGTAAGGTTCTTCTACTGCCGCGCGCAGTTCTGCTACTTCATTGGCTGCGAGGCGTGCCTCGACGCGCATGAGGCGACGTGCGAAAAAATGCACCACGAGATCAGCCCGAACAAGGTCAGGATAAGCGCGCCGAACCGGGAGGTGGAGGCGTGAGCGCGCCGTCACGGCCGCGCTTCCTGCACGAGTGCGGGCCGCACGAGGAGCTGTTCGAGACGTCGTTGACCGTGCTCGTGGGCATCTCGCCGGCGCCGCGCCCGCTGTACGGGATGCTGTTCTGCAAGCATCACGACGTCGGGCACTTCACGTGGCGCAGCGAGCGCGATCGCCCGCTCGACGAGGAGACGTGGGCCTTCACCGGCGAGTTCTGCCGCGCGTGCTTTCGGGTGCTTACCTGGCGGAGGATTTACTGATGCCAGCTCCGAAGGTTACCATCGTGGATTTTGAGACCGAGGCGATCCGGTCGCGGCCGCGTTACCCGCCGAAGCCGGTGGGCTGCGCGCTGCGCTACCCCGGGCGGCGGTCGAAGTACCTCGCCTGGGGCCACCCTACGCGGAACAACTGTACCCTAGAGCAGGCGACGCGGGAGCTGCGCGACGTGTGGCGCGGCGGCGACCTCTGCTTCCAGGCCGCGAAGTTCGACGTCGACGTCGGCGAGGTGCACCTCGGCCTCAAGCCGCCGTCGTGGGATCGCATCCACGATACCAAGTACCTGATCTTCTTCAAGGACCCGTACGCGCCGTCGCTCGGCTTGAAAGAGAGCGCGGAGCGGCTCCTCGGCCAGAAGCCCACGGAGCGCGATCGCCTTAGGGAGTGGGTCCTCGCCCACGTGCCGGAGGCGCGGAAGAAGCCAACGGAGTGGGGCGCGTACATTTGCCGCGCGCCGGGCGACCTCGCCGGCGAGTACGCGTGCGGCGACGTCGACCGTACCGGCGACCTGCTCACGTACCTTTGGAACGAGGTCGTCGTTGGCTGGGACATGCGCGAGGCGTACGACCGCGAGCGCCGGCTGATGCCGATCCTCCTCGAGAACGAGCGCGAGGGGGTGCGCGTCGACCTGCCGCGCATGAAAAAAGACCTCGTCGTCTTTCAAGCGGCGATGGAAAAGGCGGACGCGTGGCTGCGCCGGCGCCTTGGTCTTTCCAAGGATGCGAACATCGACAGCGACCAGCTGATGGCCCGGGCGTTCGTCGACGCGCGCGTCGTCACCGGTTTGAAGTATACCGCGCCGTCGAAGAAGTTTCCGCACGGCCAACCCAGCGTCAGCGGCAAGAACCTGACGCCCGATATGTTCCTTGACCCCCAGGTATGCTCGGCGTACGCGTACCGCAACAAGCTGAGCACCTGCCTTGGGACCTTCCTCGAGCCGTGGATCGCGCTCGCCGAGGAGAACGACTCGCGCATCCACACCAGCTGGAACCAGGTGCGCGCGTCGGAGGGAGGCGGCACGGCGGCGGAGGGCGCGCGCAGCGGGCGCATGTCGAACCAGCCTAGCCTCTCCAACGTGCCGGTGGACTGGTCCAAGGCGAAGGGCGAAGGCTACGTTCACCCCGCGTTTCTGCGCGTGCCCGAGCTACCGCTCATGCGTATCTACTTCCTTCCCGACCCCGGGCAGGCGTGGGGCAAGCGCGACTACAACGGGCAGGAGCTGCGCATCCTCGCCCACTACGAGGACGGCCCGCTGCTCGCGCGCTACCTCGAGGACCCGCACGTCGACATCCACCAGGAGGTTCGCGAGGGTTTCATCCAATACGCGAACGTCGACCGCCCGCGCAAGTCGGTGAAGAACGCTAACTTCGCCGACATCTACGGCCAGGGCATCGGGCTCCAGGCGGCGACGCTCGGCATCAGCGTGGCGCAGATGCACCTGCTGCGAAAGATCAAGGACACGCACCTCATGCCCGGCGTGGCGTCGCTGCGCAAGGAGCTGATGCGCCTCTGGCGGACGGGCTGCGCCATTAGAACCTTAGGCGGAAGGGAGTACTACTGCGAGCCGGCGAAGTTCATTAAGAAGAAAAATCGCGTGGTAAGCTTTGAGTACAAGGCGCTGAATTACCTGATCCAGCCGTCGGGCGCCGACATGATCAAGCAGTCGATCATCAACTACCACGAGCACCCGAAAAGGGAGGCGCGGTGGCTGCTATCGGTGCACGACGAGAACGACGCCTCGATGCCAAAATCAAAGACGGGCCAGCGCGAGCAGATGGTGGTGCTGGCCGACGCGATGGAGAACGCCTTCCACCTCGACCTCGAGGTGCTAAGCGACGGAGAGCTTGGGCCGAACTGGGCCGAGCTGAAAGAGTTCAACGATGAAGCATAAAGGATGTGGCGGTGAGGTCATCTCGGACCACGACGAGAAATACTTTAAAGGCTACCGGTTCACCGGCGAGGACGCTAAACAATACGGAACGTTCGTGCCGGCGACGGTCTGCCTCAAGTGCAAGCGAGAAATTCTAGGCGACGCGGAGATCGACCTGGGAGACAACGAATTTTCAATACGACGTATTAAAGGAGAACGATGCCTACCCTTAGAAAAAAGAAGATCACCGCGTGGTCGTACTCGCGCTATAACGACTACGTCAAATGCCACTTCATGGCCTTCTGCAAGCACGTGCTGCGGATCAAGGAGCCGTCGAACCCGGCCATGGACCGCGGCGGGCGCATCGACCAGCTAGCGGCTGACTACGCGCTCGGCAAGCTGCCGCTGAAACCTTGCCCCGAGGAGCTCGACTCGTTCTTCGAGGAGTTCACGCTGATTCGCAAGGAAAAGGTGGTGGCGCAGGCGGAGTGGGCGTTCACCGCAGAGTTCGTTCAGTGCGATTGGAAGGACTGGGACCGCGCCTGGGTCCGCATCAAGACCGACCTCCACCACCTGACCGGCAAGGGCAAGGCGTGCGTCGTCGTCGACATCAAGACGGGCAAGGTTTACCCCGAGCACGAGAAGCAGCTGTCGCTGTACGCGCTCGGCGCCTTCCTAGTGTACCCCAACGTCGAGAGCGTTACGGTGGCCGACTGGTACCTCGACCAGGGCACGATCGGCGGGCCGAAGGTGTGGACGCGGGCGCAGCTCGACGACCTGAAGCGGGAGTGGATCGGCGCGACCAAGGAGCTGCTGTCGGACACCGCGTTCGCCATGATGCCGGGGCCGCACTGCCGCTATTGCTTTTTCCGGAAGGACAACAAGGCCGCGGGGGGTGGGCAATGCAAATTCTAGCGCTGCTTGCGGAGGCCGAAACGACGGCCCAGGTGTGGGGCGGCGTGGCGATCGCCGTCGCCACGCTGGCGTTTCTCTATCTCATGTATAGGAGCTCGTGATGCGATGCTTCTTCTGCGGCACCGAGCTGACGACGGCGCCCGCGGCGCGCAGTCCGCGGCGGGCGAGCGTCGACCACCTGATCCCCACCAGCCGCGGCGGGCCGAACCACGAGGGCAATAAGGTCCGCGCGTGCCAGGCGTGCAACCGCGACAAGGGAAACCTCACCCTCGAGGAGTACCGCGTCGTGTTGGCGTATCGCCGCGGCATGCTGCACGTACAGACTGAACCAAACAGCTGCGGCACGCCGTTCGTTGAGTTCTGGGGCGAGCGGCAGAAGCGAGAACGGGAGGAAAAGAATGACGATGCCGTGGCTGATTAAGCGAGAGACCGCGATCGAGACGAACGTCGCCACCTACGCGCTCGAGCGTTATCGCGTCGCGTCGATCAAGGTTAACGTCATGGGAAATGCTGGTTACCCCGACCGGATCTTCCTGTTTCCCAAGCACGCCGCGTGGCTGGAGTTCAAGCGCGCGGGCGAGGAGCCGTCGAAGCTGCAGTACGCTCGCATCGCCGAGCTCGAGGCGCTGGGCTACGTGGTGGGCTGGGTCGACAACGAGGCGGACGGGCGAGCGTTCATCGACGGCTGCGCGTCGGACGCTATCCTTTTATGGAAAGACAGGCATGGAAAACAATAACGAAGCAACGCCGCGCCCGTGGGACCCGGAGCCTTATCAAATCCACGGCGTGGAGTTCCTGGTGGGGCGGGGCGCCGCGGGCCTATTCTGGCCTCCCGGCTTACGCAAGACATCGTCCACGCTGAAGGCGATCAAGACGCTGCGTGATACTGGTCAGATCAGGTTAACACTAGTCGTTGCCCCGCTGCGCCCGTGCTACCTGGTGTGGCCGAAGGAAATCCAGAAGTGGCGGGAGTTCAACGACCTTAGCTACGTGGTGCTGCACGGCGACCTTCGCAAGCGCGAGAGGCTGCTCGAGGAGAAGAAGGACATCTATATCATTAACCCCGGCGGGCTTCCGTGGTTGCTTGCCGATAAGCTGCGGCTGCGCCGCATGGGAATCGACGCGCTTGTCATCGACGAGTCGAGCTCGTTCAAGCACGCTAATACCCAGCGGTTTAAGCTGCTGAAGCCGTTCTTGCCGCAGTTCAAGCGGCGCTACATCCTGACCGGCACGCCGAATCCTAACGGTTACCTCGATATTTTTGGCCAGATCTACATTTTGGACCTGGGCGGCGCGCTGAGCCCGTATTACTCGCACTACCGCAATAACTACTTCTACGCTGTCGACAAGTTTGGGTGGAAGTGGAATCTGATGCCGGGCGCCGACCAACTGATCCAGAGGCAGATCAAGCCGCTGATCCTCTGCCTCGACGATAAGGACTACATCAAGCTGCCGGCGTTCGTCGGCGTCGCCGGCGACCCCACCGAGCACCAGATCAAGGTGGAGCTGCCGCCGGCCGCGCGCAAGACCTACGACCAGCTCGAAGAAGATATGATCGCCCGCGTGGGCGACCGCACGGTGCTCGCGGTCAACGCCGGCGTGGTCACCCAGAAGTGCGCGCAGGTGGCGAACGGCGGCCTGTACTGCGACGAGCCGCCGGGCGCCGAGCTTACGGCCCGCGCGCCGCGCGCGACGCTCCAGCTGCACGACGCGAAGACCGAGGCGCTGCAGGAGCTGATCGACGAGCTGAACGGCGCGCCGCTGTTGGTGCTGTACGAGTACCACCACGATCTGGAGCGCTTGCACCGCGCGCTGTTTCCCAAGCTGGCGCTGCGTGACGTACCCTACCTTGGGGGAGGGGTTACGCCGAAGCGGACGGATGAGCTTGTCAGGCGGTGGAACCAAAGCGAGCTGCCGCTGCTGCTTGGCCACCCCGCGGCGATGGGCCACGGGCTTAACCTGCAGGAGGGCGGCAACCAAATCTGCTGGTACTCGATCCCCTGGGACCTAGAAATGTACTACCAGACGAACCGCCGCATCCGGCGCAGCGGGTCGCCGCACGCCAAGGTGTTCGTGCACCATCTCGTCGCCGAGGCGACGGTCGACGTCGCGAAGATGGCGGCGTTAAGAAGAAAAGATAAGACGCAGCGCGGGCTGCTCGACGCGCTTAAAGAGTACGTAGGTACAAGAAAGAAGAAAGGAAAGTAATGGCAGGCTTTATCGAAATTAAACTGCGGTGGCCTAAATCGGTGCCCGTCGACCAGATCAGCGTTGAGTTCATCCAGGGGATGCTCGACCGCATGGCCATGGGCTTCTATAGCTACGGCCACGTGATGCGGCAGGCGTGCCCGCCCGACGCGATCGCGTGCGACAGGCTTCGGCTGAAGGCCTACCGCAAAACCCACAACACGGAGTCCCTGATCGATCGCGCGAACTTCAACATGATGGAGTTCATGCGGCCAAAGGACCCCAAGGCGTTCTTCGCGTCGACGTCGCGCAAGGAAACCCCGGGCGCGATCCTCATGGACAAGCGCCGGGTGAAGGGCAAGGAGGAGTTTTGATGGAACGGCCAAAGATAGTCTGCCTCTGCGGCTCGACCCGTTTTAAGGACAAGTTCGCGGAAATGAACTTCCAAGAAACGCTTGCCGGCCGCATCGTACTAAGCATTGGCTGCGACGCCAAAAGCGACGCGTATCTCGGAATTACCCCTGAGCAGAAGGTCCGGCTCGACGAGCTGCACAAGCGCAAGATCGACCTGTGCGACGAGGTGCTCGTGCTGAACGTCGATGCCTACGTGGGCGAGAGCACGCGCTCGGAGATAGCGTACGCCGTCGCGCACGGCAAGCGGGTGCGTTACCTTGAGCCGTACCACTCGCGGGCGTTTCTGAACGTCCCGCTCGTCGATGATGAGCTAAGACGGTTGCTCGAGGAAGCGAGAGCTTTGCCTTTGCCGCCGATGACCGCGGCCGAACGGCGCGAGCAGCGCATCAGCTTCGCGTATGGCAACGGCGCGATGCACAACCCGTCGATCACGCGCGAGGACGTCGAACGCGCGCACGACGAAATATACGGAAAGCCGGAGGAAAAATGAAGATCGTAAGACCGTACATGCGGATGCTGACGACCGGGCACGTAATGCCAACAATTCCGACGCATACTCCTAACGAAATAGGCGCGCTTGAGTTCGTAAACTGGTGCGGGCGCATCTCGCATCGCTCGGAGGACGCCGAGAAGCAGGACGTTGAGCGCTTCCTGCGCGCCGTCATCCTTGGCCACGGCGACTGGTCGATCGCCGAGCACGTTTCGGTCTCGGTCGACGCGCTGGTTGACCGCGGCATCACCCATGAGATCGTGCGCCACCGTATCGCGGCGTACACCCAGGAGTCGACGCGCTTCGTGAACTACGCCAAGAAGATGCCGCCGGCGTTCATCTATCCCATCGTGGGGGTAGAATGTAAGCGCTGCCTAGAGGGAGAGGAGGTGTGGCACGACGGCGAGTGGTATCATGGAGATCCTGAAGGTAAAGGTATCTTCGAGTGTACGTACGACCCAGCGTGGTTATTAAGCATTGCGCAGGCTGAAGCTTCTTACCGCGAGCTGCTAAGCAAATGGAGACCGCAGGAGGCGCGGTCGGTGTTTCCCAACGCGCTGGCGTCGCGCATCGTCATCACCATGAACCTGCGCACCTGGCGGCACTTCTTCCTGATGCGCACGTCGGCCGAGGCGCACCCGCAGATGCGCCAGGTTACCATCCCGCTGCTAGCGGAGTTCCAGGCCGCGATCCCCGTGCTGTACGAGGACATCGTCCCCAACGCGCGACAGATCGACAACATGAGCAAGGCCCGTTAATCGAAAGAGAAAAGGAGAATTACCAATGCCGCTTAACCCCGACTACCGCGGAGGAGAAAAACCCTTCGACCAGACCAGCTGCCGCGAGACCACCTACGGCTTTTGGGGCCACCGCGACTACGCGGCCCACTTCTTCCGCTGGGCGTTCATGAAGAACCGGTTCAAGCAGACGGACGTGGTGCTCGACGTCGGCTGCGGGCCTGACCGGTCGCTGATGCGCCTGCTGATCCCCAACCCGGGGCTGCACCCCAAGCTGTACGTCGGCGTCGACATGAACGCGCTGAAGCCGACGGTGATGAAGTGGGCACGCCTCCACGATCGCTTCAACTTCGTAAAGGACGGGCTGACGCTGCAGAAGAAATACGGCCTGTTCGACAAGGCCGTATGCTTCGAGGTCCTCGAGCACATGAAGCCGCCCGACGGGCTGAAGCTGCTGAAGAACGTCCACGCGCTGCTGAAGCCCAACGGCGAGTTCTACATGTCGACGCCGGTGTTCATTAAGAAGCAGGCGCTCAACCACATCCACGAGTATACCCTCCCCGAGCTCCAGGCCGCTATTAAAAAGGCTGGCTTCGTCGTGAAGAAGCGCTACGGCACGTTCGGCCGCCTCAACTACCTCGAGAAGGCCCTGACGCCGGGAGAGCAAGAAACGTGGAACAAGCTGCGGCCGTACTACGGCAACGACGCCATGAGCGTTATCTTCGCGCCGCTGCACCCCGACCAGGCCTCCAACAACCTCTGGATTTTAGGGAAGGAGAAGTAATGAAGCCAACGCTCGTCATCAATAGCTACGCGGGGTCGTTGTCGATCGCCGCGCAAAGCCTCGGGTCCAAGGTCGTGGGGTCCTATGAAGATTGCGGCTACGGCGTCGCGGCCCAGAAGCTGAACTACCCGAAGATAGACTATCGCGATACGCGCGAGGACTGGCCGAAGAAGCCGGACCTCGACGGCGTCCTCGTCATCGCGCACCCGCCGTGCGCGGCGTTCTCGCAGCAGAACATCGCAAACAACAACCCGGCCCTGATGGGCGTCGAGGCGAACAGTTTCGGGCCGCACAAGCTGGTGCTCGACTACGCGCTGCGCGGCGGCTGCTCGGGCCTCGCCATCGAGTCGGTCCAGGGCGCGATCAAGGCGCTTCCCGTTTATCAAAAATATGCTAAGAAATTTGGCTATAACGTTTTCACCGTCAAGCTGAACGCCATCACCTTCGGCCTTCCCCAGTGGCGGCCGCGGGTATGGTTTCTGTTCAGCAAGAAGAAGGACCTCGCGACGCGCTACGCGCCGGAGTGCCGGCCGATCGCGGACATCGTCATGAAGAAGGGCACCATCGACCAGTACGTGCCGTTCTACGAGCGCACGATCGCGAACCTCGTCAAGAGCGGCATCTCGCGGAAGAGGATCATGAGCGAGGTCTTCGACGGCGAGCCGGGCACGATGTTCGCGCGCGTCAAGAAGCTGTACGGCGACGAGGTCTATGACCGGTGGATGGCCAGCGATCGTGTCGTCTTCAAAAACTATTACCCGCGCATGCTCAGCATGGAGGAGTGGGCGCCGTGCGTGCTGCACGACTGCGTGTGGATGGTGCCCGGGCGGCTCCTGTACGTCGAGGAGTACGAGCGCATCATGGGTTTCCCCGAGGGCTGGCAATGGCCGGCGAACATGTATCGTCAGTTCAAGATCTACCTCAGCAAGGGAGTCTGCCCGCCCATCGCCGCGTGGGTGCTGAAAACTTTGAACCAGCAGGAGAAGAACTGCAACCTCGAGTTGCGCAGCGACGTGATCAATGACCTTCAAATTAACAAGGCACGCGTTCGCGAGCTGATCAAAAACCGGAACAAGAAGGGGGCGTATGCCTTTGAATAAGGTCGTCATCGTTGAGGGCCCCGACGGCGCGGGGAAGACGATGCTGTGCGCCGAGCTGACGAGCATGTCGTACTCGTGGCATGGCGGGGTGAAGCCGATCGTGGAGCACGAGGGCCCTCCCGCGAAGGGCGTCGATCCCTTTACTTACTACACCAGCCGGCTGCTGCGCTACCTGCACGCCCGCGTGCCGCGCGTGCTCGACCGCTTCCACCTCGGCGAGACCGTCTACGGGCCGATCTGCCGCGGCGAATCGAAGATGGGCGCGCTCGGCGTCCGGCTCATCGATCGCCTCTGCTCGGCGTACGGCGTGCCCATCGTCGTCGCGCTGCCGTTAAAAGAAACGTGCTACACCAACTGGCAGGCGAAGGCGGTAGACTACGTTAAAAAAGAAGAGCAGTTTGATCGAATCTACGAGGCCTACGCTCGCCTTAAAAACCAGTACGTGGGCTATGACTACGAGGTGACGGCCGACCTCGTGGACCTCGCAACTATTCTTGCGGAAAAGAGACGCGTGCTGCCGATGGGCGTCACCGGTTCGCCCAGCGCGTCGGTGCTGCTCATCGGCGAGCGGCCCAACGGCGTCTTCGACCTTCCCTTCCACGCGCTCGACAATAGCTCCCGGTACCTTAACGACGCGCTCGAGCGCGCGGGGCTCGGGGAGAACCATATCGCCCTGGTCAACGCGTACCATGACGACGGCCGCGCGTTCGACCTCGTCGAGGTGGCGAGCGCGTTGCCTGGCCTTTCGCTGGTCGTCCCGCTGGGAAACGCCGCGGCGCGCGCCGCGCGGCGCCTGACGCTTAAGGGGCTCGACGTTCACCCGTTGCCGCACCCGCAGTATTGGAAGCGGTTCCACGCGCGAGAGGAAGACGCCTACATCGAGATGCTCCGGGAGGTGAAACGTGTCGCATTTTAACGAGGCCAAGGGATCGTTCGGCCACGCGTGGTATAACCTGCTCGACCACCTGTACCATGAGGGAAAGACCACGACGCCGCGCGGGATCGAAACCCGCGAGACCTGCGCGGTATCGCTGACCGTGGCCAACGCGCTCGCCAGCGTGCTCGTCGACCCCGCCCGCAACCTCAACTACCGGTTCATGGTAGCGGAGTGGTTGTGGATCACGGCCGGCCGGCGAGACGTCGCCTCGCTCGCGCGCTTCAACGGCAAGATGGCTAACTTCAGCGACGACGGCGTGACCCTGGCCGGCGCGTACGGGCCGCGGCTGCTTCCGCAATGGCCGTGGCTGCTCGACGCGCTGCGCCGCGACCACGACACGCGCCAGGCGGTGGCGACGGTCTTCACCCCGATGCCCGCCCCGTCGAAGGACGTGCCATGCACGTTGTCGTTCCAGCTGCTGCGGCGCGACCACCGGCTGCACGGCATCGTTACCATGCGGTCGTCGGACGTGTGGCTAGGGCTGCCGTATGACTTCTTCACCTTCAGCCAGCTGCTCAACTCGTGCGCCGCCGCGCTCGAGGTCCGGGTCGGCTCGCTTACCTTCAACCTGGGGTCGTCGCACCTCTACGCGACGGACTTCGAGGCCGCGCGCGAGGCGCTACGCCGGCAGGAAACGTCGACGCTCGCGATGGCGCCGCTGCAGCGCTACTTGTCGCCGGGCGATGCCGAGCGAGTCCTGCTTGGCTACGATGGCGAGGGTTTTCCAACGTTCCCCTACTACGACGTGCTCCACGTCGCGAAGACGCGCCTCGAGGCGCTGGAGGTGCTGCGTGCCGCGTCAAAACGTGCATGAGTACTACTGCGACATGCTGAAGCTGGTGGCCACGCGCGGGACCTGCCCGCGGCGCCAGGTAGCGGCGATCCTGACCGACGCCCAGGGCCGCGTGCTCGCGACGGGCTACAACGGCGTACCGTCAGGGTATCCGCACTGCGTCGACGAACGCACGCGGTGCCCCGGCGCCGCGGACGCGGCCGGCGACACGTCGCGCTGCGTGGCGATCCACGCCGAGCAGAATGTGATCGTGCAGGCAGGGCTGAGCGGCAGCCTCGCCCGAGCCCATGACCTCTACGTGTCGACGTCGCCGTGCTTTACCTGCTGCAAGCTGCTGTGCTCGCTGCCCGAGCTGCAAAACATCTTCTGCCTGGAGCGGTACGCCGACGCCTCCGGGCTCGACCTGCTGAACCGAAGAAAGATCCTGCTGTTCATCAAGCACGATTTTGGATTTTTGAAGGTGGTCGCATGACGAAGCGAAAAGTGCTTGTGGCGAAGTTCCACGCACAACGTTCATTAGACGTAATTTCGACGAATTTGAAAGGAAAAAAGATGGAACAACGCACCTACCACACCTCGCGCAAACCGCGGGAGGAAAGGCGGTTCGACAAAACGCAGCTCGTGGACACCGAGCTGGTACACCGTGACTACGCGGCCCACTTCTTTCGTTGGTCGTGGGTGCAGCACGAGGTTCGCTTCGGCGCGAAGCTCCTCGACGTCGGCTGCGGCGCGCACGCCCCGCTATTAGGTGTCGTGGCGACGAACCGTGGTCGTGTTCGGCCTAATAACTACACCGGAGTCGATCTTAATAAGATCAACCGTAAGAGCGTGCCGGCGTGGGCCGACGTACGAGGAGAGTTTGACTTTACCGCACGCTACAAGGAACTTTCTAAGGCGACGTTTGACCGCGTGGTGTGCTTCGAGGTAATAGAGCACATGGGCGTGCGAGATGGAGACAAACTGCTTGAGGGCGTCGCTTATTGTTTGAAACCAAATGGCCGGTTGTACCTGTCGACGCCGGTATTCAGCGGTGCGGCCGCGGCGAACCACATCCACGAGTATGAGGCCGAGGAGCTGGCGAAGAAGATCAAGACGCGCGGGTTCAACGTCCTGAAACGTTACGGGACCTTTGCCCGCCTGCCGGCTATCGAAAAGGTCCTAACCAAGGAGGAGCGCGTCGTCTTCAAGCGGATGTCGGAGTTTTACTCGCACGAGGCGATGTCGGTGTTCTTCGCCGTGCACCACCCGAACGAAGCGTCTAATAACATGTGGGTGTGCGAAAAGAAATGACGCGCTACGAACGGATCGCCCAGTGCAACGAGCTGATGTACTGGGCGATCGAGGTGCAGAACGAGCGTCGAGAGCTGATCGCGGTGGTCGGCGAGCTCGACCAGCTGAACGAGCTGCACCGCTTGCTTTACGAAGAAAAGGAGAACGAAATGAACCACGAAGCGTGGGAGATGGTAAGAGAGTTTCACGCGCGCCAGGGCTTCCCGGCGCCAGACGAACCAACCAAGCTGGAGCCGCACATTGCGCTACTGCGCCAGCGCCTCATCCTCGAGGAGCTCGGCGAGCTGGCGATCGCGGTCCACACCAGCAACCTCGTCGAGGTCGCCGACGCCGGCGCCGACCTCGCGTACGTGCTCCACGGCACCGCGGTAAGCGCTGGGTTGAAATCAGAGTCGGCGTTCGACGCTAAAAACACGGAGGCCATCGACGCGCCGAAGATGCTTGGGTACGTCACCGAGGCCGTCAACGTTTTGATCTATGAGCTCGGCTGGTACGCCGATAAGCCATCGCGAATCGTGCGCGCGGTCGACCTGGCCGTCCTCGCGACCGCGAGGCTTCTTGCCACGTACGACGTTCCATTTGAGGAGTGCTTCCGCGAGGTGCAGCGGTCGAACATGACGAAGCAGGCGCTGACCAAGGAGGAGGTCGCGCGCGGCGCGAAGGGCGGAGTGAAGGGAGATAAGTTTGAGTTGCCGAACCTGCGCGCGATCCTCCTCGAGGCTGGGCTAGTAGTTTAAGAACTTCTTAACTATACGTTCTTTGGCCGGCGGGCGCGGAAAGCGCGCTTGGCCGGCTTTTTTCGCTCGTAACCTGCTGATAATAAAGAAAATAAACATTTATTTTTATATGTACAGCGAGCGCCGCGGGCCTTATGATTATTCTTCCGTCAAACGACGGTGGTTGTAAGGTCCTTGAAAACAAAGACAGCGTGTCAGGCCCGAGAGAATCGGAGCCGCTCAGGGAAGTGCTCCTCGTCGTGAGACGATGAAGGCGAGCGGGGCAGGCGCGGTCGAAATACGAAGCTGGGAAGCTGGTAGAGGTCGAGAACGAAACGACACGAGCGGCACGGGAAACGAACGACGTGAGCGAACCTGAGAGGCGGTTGGGTCTGTACGACCACCAACGGGGGGAGCGGTCGATGCGGTTCCGGTCGCGGGGCGGGTGTACGACGGGCGACGACTAAACTCCATCCAGTCGCGCGAATTTTTCAAAACGTGCGAAGCCCCGTACCGACATGGGCGGGCAAAAAAGAAAAAACGCAGAGGACGACCGCGGCGCAGATCGCGGCGTAATGCGCGGGACGGTTCCAAGCCCGTCCGACTAAAAAGGAGAGAATTATGAGCATGCGCTTGCATGAAATGATTACCAAGCAGGTAAAGTCCGACCCACAAAAATTCGATTTCCTCAACGGAATGCTGGACCGCGTTAAGCGCGTCGACGAACTTCACCCTTCCAAGGACAACGACAGCTACTACGTGTTCAACGTTTGGGTCGACGAGGACGACGACTCGCTCGTTACCAAGACGATCAAAGAAAATGTCAGCCGCGATGAAGAATGGTCCTTCGAGGTTCACTCGACGGGCTCAGGTCTGATCGTGGTGTTCTGCTGGATATAAGATGGCGACCTACGTTGACAACGCTAAGACGCACTACGGCCGAATGATTATGTGCCACGTGATCGCGGATACAACGGATGAACTTCTTCAAATGATAAATAAGATCGGAGTTGATCCACGTTGGATTCAATACGCCGGTACGTACAAGGAGCATTTTGACGTTTGTCAGAAAAAGAAGTTGCTCGCAGTTCAAGCCGGCGCGATTGAAATTACTTCGAGGCAACTCGTTAAACTTCTAAACGAACGCAGAGGACGCTGCGCGAGCGGCGTAATGCGCGGGACGGTTCCAAGCCCGTCCACTAAAAAAGGAGAGAATAATGAAAACGTACAGGTACATCGTTTATCAAAACAACAGGCAGCGCGTCGGTCCAAAGAATAGGATCGACCCCGCGTGCCCGACGATGGGAGAAGTTCGCGACGATTACGAGGAGCTCGGGTTCATCGACGCGCTCGACGTCATCGACGCGAAGAAAAAAGCGCGCCAGCAGTTCAACAAGAAGGTCGAGGTCAAGCTGGTCGGCGCCGGAACGTTCGGCCGCACGACGCTGTTGCCATAACGCAGAGGACGCCGCGCGGAGCGGCGTAATGCGGCACGACGGTTCCAAGCCCGTCGAAACTCAAACCGCGTTGGAGAGACTTATGAAACACGACAGCTTCGACAAGATCTTCACGTCCCGTTCCGCTGGTATGGTTATGGCACGCGCCGCCGACATGTTGACCCGCGCGGCGCAGTACCTCGACGAGCAGGAAAATGAGTTCACGTACCACCTCACCGACGCGAAGTTCACGCTGATCGAAAAGCGCGGCGAGGTGGCGAGCGCGCTCCTCGCGCTGCACGCCGCCGAGGAGATCGTCAGCGACGCGACGACCGAGCGCGAAGCGAAGCTGAGAGCGATCGACGAGGTCTTCGCAACGCCTTCGCGCATCGTGAAGGCGTACAGCGGCAAGCGCGGCTGCATGTGCGGCTGCAAGGGCCGCTACTCGACGACGACCCGCATGCTGAACAACGTGTACGAGTCGCTTCGCGGCCATGTCGACGACGTCGACACGGGCGACGCCTGCGGCGGCGAGAAATACATGGCCGTTAACATCGACGACCGCACGTTCGCGGTCTACTACAACTAACGCAGAGGACGGCGGGCAAAACCCGCCGTAATGCGGCGCGCAGGTTCCAAGTCCTGCGAACGTATAAATAACGAAGGAGAGAAAATTATGGCAAAGGCAAAAGCGGTATTTTCGAGCGATGCGAAGGTCGAACGCGTCCGCAGCATATTGTTGAAGACCTTCCCTACCAACAAGATCTTCATCGAGTATCCCCGCAACGTTAACGTCAAGGTCGTAAAGAACGGCATGACCTACAAACTTTGGTTCGGCGACGCCAACGAGCTGATCGGCTGCGACGTGAATGTGGTCACCGGCGACGGCCCCACCGGCGAGAACCTCGACACGACGTGCCCCATCGACTGCGGCGATCCCGCGGTCGTCGCCGACGCGATCATCGACGCAGTCCGCCGCTTTGAGAGCGACACGCCGATTCAGACCTTCGCCGCCTGCTTTACTGCGGTCGAGCAGCAGCTGCTCGTCGGCCTCCTCCAGGTCGAGCGCGACGCGTCGTTAGAAAATGACCGCGACGCGGCGCACGTTACGCTGGTCGAGAACGTCGTCGCGAAGCTGGGCGGGACGCTGGAAAAATACTAACCTCGCAGAGGACGAGGGCGCGGCGCGGTCGATCGGGTCGATGAAGCGAACCCGACCAGACCGCGCGCCCTCGTAATGCGGCGGCCCGGTTCCAAGCCCGAGCGGACGTATAGATAAAGATAAGGAGCGATTATGACGAAGGCTGAGGTTAAGCGCGCCCTGAAGCACCTTCAGGCCGCCGTAAAGATCGTCGAGGAAAGTGCGGTCATGACCGTCGCGCTTACCACGACCGCGCTGCCCGTCGAAGGGCTGGACGAAGCGACGGATAAGCTTGAGCGGATGTTGAAGCGCGAAGCGTGCCCGTCCTGCAAGCAAATTCTACGTTCGTGGCACGACCATAAGAACAACTGCAAGGAGGCCTAACCATGGCGCAGTTCACCATCACCGTGCCCGACGACGAGGCCCTCGACCTGAGCGACACGGCCGAGGAAATTCTTAAGGCGATCAACGACCGCTGCGAGTTCAGCAGCATCGGCGTGCAGGTGCACCGCGCGCTGCCGCCGTCGATCTCGTTCCACACCCAGAACGGCAAACCGCTGATGATCGTCAGTAAATAAAAAGGAGAGTTATGGCCCTGAGCGAAGAAGGTCTGCGCGCGATTCAAAAGGCCAACCGCGAACGCGGCCGCAAGTGCGGCAGCTGCGGCGCCCTGGGGTTAGAAGAACGGGACGGCGCGGAGGTCGGTGGCCTTCCCGGTTTGAGGTACAAGGTTTGCAACGGCTGCGGCTGGTCGCGGGCAATCACCGTGCGGCCGAAGCGAGAAAAGCTGAGGTAACGCAGAGGACGGCGCGACGTCGCGCCGTAATGCGGCGGATCGGTTCCAAGCCCGGTCGCATTCAAAAGGAGAGACGTTTATGAAATGCACGAATTGCAAGACGAAGTTGGACGACCGCTTCGGCAAGTCGCTCGGCTGCGAGCGCTGCGCCGGCGAGTTCTGCAGCAGCGCCTGCGTCGACGCGCATCCCTGCCCGGCGAAGTACAAGAACTGGCAGCTCGAGTTTGGCGTAGGCTACGGCGTCCCCGCCGAGGTCGACGCGCTGGTGACCGACGGCCTGGCCGACGACACCTCGTGGCACAACGATACCTGCGCGTCGTTCGCGTACGCGCTCGCCGACCCCGAAACGCGGAGAGTTACCCTGTACGTCGAGCACGTCGACGTCGACGAGCGGGAGTTCCCCGACAACAAGCGCTTCGCCATCAGCGTCTGTAATAACAACGACGAGTGGACCTACACCTGCGAGACCGACGACGTCGCCGAGGCGCTCGCCGCCTTCCACGCCGAGCGGACCAAGCTGGTCGACGAGCTTCGCCTGACCGCGATCACGCTGGCGATCGACGAGGCCATCGCTACCCTGCAGCGCCTTGGCCGCGCGAAGCTTGAGGCGATCCACGCGACGCCCGAGGAGCTCCAGGGGGCGGGCAAGGAAACCTACATGATGTTCAAGGAGGACTTCGACAGCGACATGATCGTCGACTGGGACGTCGAGGTTGCGGATTCCATCCTAACGATGCGCGAGCTTGAAGAAAGCGAGGAAGCCGGTGGCGAAGCCCAAGCGGTGTGACCTTTGCTCCCACGCGGCCGAACCCGGCCGCAAGCTGTGCGACGCCTGCGCCAACGCGATGCAGCGGCTCATGCTGCTTCGCGAGCTGGACCGAATCTCAACTCAGTCACAGCGGCGCTCGCGCGCCGCGCGCTACTGAACGCAGAGGACGGCGCGACGGCGCGCCGTAATGCGGCGGCTCGGTTCCAAGTCCGAGCGAATCCTACCGCGTTGGAGAGAATCATGGAACGTACGTGGAGCGAGCATCAGAACCGAATCTTTACGTTCATCGGCGACGGCCGCGGCAACGCCTCGATCGAGGCGGTCGCGGGGTCCGGCAAGACGACGACCATCGTCGAGGCCGCGAACCGCCTGCCGGCGGGCACGCGCAACCTGTTCTTAGCGTTCAATAAGTCGATCGCCGAGGAGCTCGCGTCGCGCCTGCCGTCGCACGTCACGTCGAAAACCTTGAACAGCCTGGGCCACGGCGCCTGGGCCGCTAAGCTGCGGCCGATGCGCCTCACGCTTGACGCCAACAAAACGCGCGCCATCATGGACAAGCGCCTCGTCGAGGCCGACCGCAAGCTGTACGGTTCGCTGGTCACGCGCCTCGTGGCGCTGGCGAAGTCCGCCGGGCTCGCGCCCGCCGGCGCGCCGAACGCCTACCCGCTGGTGGACGACTCCCTGGACACGTGGCTGGACATGATCGACTACCACGACCTCGAGGTTCCCGAGGACGGAAACGTTAACCGCGCGATTGACCTGGCGCGCAAGGTGCTCAGCGAGTCGATCCGGCAGGCATTCGCCGGCTACGTCGACTTCGACGACCAGATCTACATGACGGTGGTCTACCGCGCCCCGATGTCGAAATTCGACTTCGTGTTCGTCGACGAGGCGCAGGACCTTAACTGCATCCAGCACCAGCTGATCGCGATGGCGATCAGGCCGGGCGCCGGCCGCCTCGTCGCCGTGGGAGACCCGCGGCAGGCGATCTACGGCTTTCGCGGCGCCGACGCGTCGAGCATGGAAAACCTGCAGAAGCGCTTCCGCACCACGACGCTGCCGCTCTCGATTTCGTACCGCTGCCCGCAGGCCGTGGTCGCTGAGGCGCAGAAGATAGTCTCGCACATCCAATCCCACGAATCGGCGCCGATGGGCCTCGTCGAGACCGTCGACAAATACGACGCGTCGTTGTTCGACGATCGCGACGTGATCGTGTGCCGCAACGCTAAGCCGCTCGTCGCGCTGGCCTTCCAGCTGATCCGCGGCGGGCGCGGCTGCCGCGTGCTCGGGCGCGACATCGGCCAGGGCCTGCAGTCGCTAATAAAGAAGATGAACGCGGCCGACGTGGACGCGCTCGAAACCAAGCTCGACGCCTACCTCGATCGCGAGACGCGCCGGCTGCTCGCGAAGAACCAGGACGCGAAGGTCGCCGCCCTCGAGGACAAGGTCGACACCGTCCGGCTGTTCATCGACCAGCTTAACGAGGGCGAGCGGACGATTGAAGCGCTGTTCGCCAAGATCGACGCCCTGTTCACCGACAACGGAGCGGGCAAGCTGACGCTCTGCACCATCCACAAGTCGAAGGGCCTCGAGTGGGACCGCGTATTCATCCTCGACCGCGAGCTGATGCCCTCGAAGTACGCCCGGCAGGCGTGGCAGCTGGCGCAGGAGACGAACATCCACTACGTGGCGATCACCCGCGCCCGCCGCGAGCTGCGCTACCTTGTGAGCGATAATTTTAAGAAGGGAGGAAAATAAATGTACGTCGACTTCTGGTTCGCCAACACCAACGACGACGAGAAGCAGATGACGCTGGAGTTCTTGCAGAACCACGACGCGCGCGACGTTACGGCCGCGCGCGGCGAGGAGTTCAACGAGTTCCGCGGCCGCCTGTACGTCGACGACGACATCGACGTCGTGAAGCTGCTCGACGTCGCCCTGTTTTACAACGACCACAGCGACGACCAGCGCAGGCTCATCTGCGGGCGCGTCGCCAATCTGCTCCGAAAGTCAAAGCTAAAAGCGAGGAAATAATGCCAAAACCCACCTACGAGGAGCTGCAGAAGCAGCTCGCCGAAACCCAAGCCAAGCTCGGGGCCGCCCGGGAGTTCAAGCTGAAGGTCAGCGAGAAGGGCGGGGTCAGCGCGTACGGCCTCGGCCGCTTCCCGGTGACCCTGTACTACGAGCAGTGGACGATGCTGCTCGCGCACGCCGACGAGCTCGCCAAGTTCCTGGAGGAGAACAAGGCGAAGCTGAAGCTGAAAACGTAACGCAGAGGACGGCGCAGAGGATCGCGCCGTAATGCGGCAGGCCGGGTTCCAAGCCCCGGCGCGCAGAGTAAAATTCACGAAGGAGAGGTACGATGACCGACAAGGATAAGATCCTCGATAAGCTAGCGAAGATCAAGCCGGCAAGCGCGCGGCCGACGGCGTCAACCTCAAACCTAACGCGGTCCACGCGGGCCGCCCTAACCAGCAGCTCGAAAGCTAGAAGAAAGGGAGGTTGTAAATGTACCAGCGAATTATCATGCAGGTGTGCGGCTGCAACCAATGGACCGCGCGCCGAGTCGTCGCGATCGTCGAGCAGGAGGCACCGAACGGTGACCTCAGCGCTTTGACCCGCAACGAGATAGAAGACCTCGCCCTCGTGGCATACCGGTTGGTTGAGTACGACTTCAACATCGTAGGGGAGGCGTAACCATGCCGGCAAACAAGGTACACAAGAAGGACGTTCGCGTCGGCGCCGTCTACGCGGTTAAGGTAAGCGGTTCGATCGTTCCGGTGCGGCTCGACGCGGAGGACAAAATTCGTATCAGCGTTCTAAAAGGCACGATACGCAACACGTGGCTCGGGACTAACCTCCGGACGAATCGTGAGATACGTATTCGCAGCGCGGCGAAGCTGCGGTATGAGCTCGTCAAATGCATGAAAAAAGACTGCAAGCGCTGGGTGCAGCTGACCGAAGCCGGGAGTAGAACGTGTCGAGAGTGCACGCGAAAAGAAGACCTAGCGCTTCTTGACTCGGTTACCCAGGAGCTAAAACCGTGAGGCATCGCGCTAGGCAGCATCCCTCGTTGGAGCAGGTGGTCGCGCGTATCCTGCGAGACTATCTGCACGACCTTCACCGTCGCGACGCGTCGCGCACCCCGCTCGCCCGCCAACGCGATTACGCCCGTCGCCCCAAGGACGGCGCGCTGCGTCGCCAGCCCAAGAACTGGTTTTAGGAGGAAAGATGAATTTGACAGCGTTGATCCGCAACACGGTATCGAAGCTTTTCAACCGCGATCGCAAGCAGGCCGACTTCGTCGAGCAGCAGCGCAACGCGACCACCACCGCCAAGCAGCTTCAGGTCGAGGACCAGAAGCACGAGGAGTTCAAGGACGCGAACCCGTTCCACCACGGCAACCGCAAGGTGCGCGGCGGCGGGAGCGCACGCTGCCGCTGCGCCCCGAAGAAAGCGCACCTCATCCCGGTCTGGTGCCCGCGGCACCGCGCCTACGTCCTGAACGGGGTCCCGGACCGCGTGCCGACCAGGCGCAACGCCCACGGAAAGATTTTCACAAAATAATGGACCAGGCGGGGTCATTCTGCGGTATAATGATCCCGTCGTACCAATTTCACGGCGCACCGCGCCAAGCGAAAAATCTAAGGAGAATGCCATGACCGAAACGACTACCACCACCGCCGCCCCGAAGAAAGCCAAGTTCACCAGCAACGCGCCCGCGAAGAGCGCCAAGAAGACGGCCGCCAAGAAGAACGTCGAGGTCGCGAGCGCTCGCGGCACCGCCTACGCGCCGACCGCCAAGGGCGTGAAGGTCGACGTCAAGACGCTCGGCCCGCAGGAGAGCGTGCTGTTCGGCCTGTTCCAGAAAAAGGCGCCGGTCACCGTCGCCGACCTCGCCGCCGCGGCAGAGGGCAAGATCACCACGAACCAGCCCACGAAGCGCGTCGCAGCCTACTACATGACCCAGTGGGTCAAGAACGGGCTCGCGAAGTAAAAGATTTTTCTCGAAGTTCCCTCCTGAAAACGCACGCCGGCCAGCCCTAAAAAGCTGGCCGGAACTTTTATTGAAAGCGAGGATTTTTGAAATGCCAACTACCACGAAGAAAACCACCACGATCAAGACGGACGCGAGCGCGACCGTCAACCCCGCCGACAAGGGAAGCGTCGCCGCGGCGCGCGCGAACGCGAAACCCGCAAAGAAGAAAGCCCCGGGGCCGACGAAGGGAAACGTCGACAAGGCCGTTACGAAGAAGAAAACAACAACGAAGTGCCCGGACTGCGGCCTGACCCAGCTGCTCAACCCCGCCTGCAAGAATACCGAGCATCACCCCGCGAACGTCGACGCCGCCTTTGCCGATAAGGAAGCGGAGAAGAAATCGAAGATCGAGGACGCGGTCGCCGAGAAGGTCCAGCGCGTGAAGCTGCCCGACGCGTCGACCGACCGGATCCCCCGCATCATCCACGACAACAAGCAGCGCGCCGGGTTCTTCGTGCAGGGCGAGGTGCGCTTCGAGATCGACCCCTTCAGCCTCGAGCGCACGATCGGCGCCGCGAGCTACGGCGGCCAGGGCGTTATCGACGACCTGCCCGACAAGACCGTGATCGCGCTCGCCGAGGCCAACGGCTGGCCGTGCCAGCCCTTCAGCCGTGACGTCGTGTGGCCAATGCTTCGGCTGCTGGTGTCGGGCATCGTAGAGATAGCGTGGCGCACCGACCTTACGGGCGAGCCGCCGCGTCGCTGCGAGGAAAACCAGGAGATGCGCGTCGCGAAGTACAAGGAGAAGTTCGCCGAGCTCGCGCCGCGGATCACCGAGAAGAAGGAAAAAGCGAAGCGTACGGGCGCGGCGAACCTTCAGCACAAGGTCGCGACCAACTGGCGCTACTCGCCGACGGCCGAGCTGCTGAAGCTGGAGCTCAAGGGTCAGCAGGAGTTTATCCTGAACTGGTTCAAGAAGAACAAGAAGGGAGGCTCGGTCGCCGACGTCGCGAAGGGGATCGAGGCGCTCGGCTTCAAGGCCGGGAAGCAGCCGGCGGAGAAGGTCGTCGCGTTCTACATGAACGACTGGCTGAAGAAGACGTACGTGACCCGGGAGGAGGTCGCATGACGACGAAGCAGCCCGAAAGGACGCTGCTCCCAAGCGGCGTTCTCGCTTCATCGAGCCGCAACCCGGTTCCAGCAAAGGAAGGTGAAGCGCATGGCCAGTAACCCACCATCTACCCACCTAACGGATATGAGGTGCAAGAAGATAGATTACCGGACAAAGAAAGAAGCTGCTGCCAGCATCGTTGACAGAATTGCCCATAGTTACAAACCTCACCCGTCGAACATGGGAATTTATTACTGCTACGACTGTTACGCCTACCATGTAACGTCTAGAAAAACCAAGGGCGCGATGGTCGGCATTGGAGAAGAGCGATGAAACACCTGCGGGAAGATGAACAAGAGTGGCACCGATTGGTAAATCAGCCTGTTATCGAAGCTCCACTACTGGAAGGCGTTGTCAAGGAACTACTCTCCCGCCTGTCCGAAGCCCGTGCTGCATCGGCAGGGTTGCAGCGGGAGAACGAGCGCCTTGCTCAACAGGTACAGGACATTGCCGAGGAATTGGGCTGCAAGGAGAAGGTTAGCAACCGGCACAGTCATGGGCGCTGCATCTTTGTTCCACTCCGAGAATTGCTTGACAATGCGGGCGATCACGCGCTGAAGCATCTCGATAAGGGTATTGAGGCTGTCGTCTTTGCTCTACGGGAGCATGGCGTAGAAACGATTGAGTCCTGCGAGGGCGGCGATGGCCACGCGTATCCAGAGCCTACGGTGCGGTTTGCTGGCGGAAAAAGCGAAGGCTACAGAGCGCTATCTGTAGCCTTGCAGTGCGGATTGCAGGTTGCAGAATTACGGCGTGTGTGGCCAGTTCTTGATTACGAACCCACGGGGCCGTACTGGGAATTGACCTTCACGCCGTAGAATTAACGGCCTTGCCGATCGAGGTCGGCGCACTTCTTGCACAGAGTACGTATTGGCCGACGGAAGGCGTGTTCTGGTGCAGAGGGCGGGGGGAAGGAAGAGCCGGGCACCGAGCAGCTGGTCGTACCTCGTGGCTCTGGTGACCCTAGGAGGAGGTCGCCGGCGAGCCACATCGTCGTACCTGAGGCGATCGTCGCCGACGCGCTAGTGAACCAGCTAGCGCGCGTTACCTGCGATCCTACGCACGAACCCCGGCGCGGTGAACCCGCGACCGGGGCTTTTTTGTCCCTCGTATATGACCTTTAGTCACTAGTGCGCGGCCGTCGTGCTGATCACGACCGAAACTCCGGCGCCCGTCCACGTAGGCGTCAACTTGAAGTAGTCATAGACGGCGGTGAACGTTACCGCCTGGTTGCCGGTCGACGTGCTGGTATACGTCGCGGCCGCGGCGTCACACACTCCGCCCGTTTTGCAGCCCTGGACCGGGATCGACATAGCGCTCGGCGAGCCAGCTATCGTCAGCCCAAAGTTTACTATCAGCGCCCGGATGCTGTTGTTTACCGTCAACGGCGTCGTCGATACGGTTGCCGTTTGAACGTTAGTGCATCCGGAGGAAACGTTCACGTAGGACCCGCCCGACGTCGGCGCAACTACAAGCACGCAGTCGGTAGGAAACTGGGCCCAGGCGCTAAGCCCGAACAGCAGGCCGAGCGCTAGGGCAAGATTTTTTACCTTCATGGTAGTGCCTCTCTACGCGGGGCTTCCGCGTCTGACATAGGAATACTCAGGGCGAGCGGCCTCGACGCGCTAGAGGCTGAGCCAGCGACGATTCTCAGCGGTCCTACGCGCGTCTGGCCAACGATAGCGCCATAGGAGTGCGCGCCGCCGGCCCGGTAGTACACGGTGATCGAAACGAAGTCAAGGCCCGCGGTCTCCGCCGCGTCGGTGTTCTGGTTGTGCACTACGACCGTCAGGCCGAAAGAGGCGTCGTCGACCGTCGCGCCGGTAGGAGAACTGAGGCCCCAAACGTCGGTCGGCGAGCCGTACGCTTGGCTCGACGCGCCCGGCGGCCAAAGCGTAGCGGTCAGCGCCTTATTGCTTCCGATAGGCGAGCCGCCGGAGGTCAGCTGGATCGTGCGGTCGGTGAGGTCGCCGAAGCCGGTGAGGTCGGAGCGGTAGACCGTCACCACGATGCCCTGCACGGCCGCGCCCGTGGGTACGGTAAAGCCGTAGGATCGCAGGAGGAAGCTTAGCGAGTTAGCGTTAGCCGGAATGGAGTTCGACGCGTAGCGGCCGTCGAGCGCTAGGGCGTAGCTCGGGTTAGCCCACGCGCCGGTGGTCGTGCCCGGCCCGTTCGGCCCCTGGGAAAGCTGGGCGAACGACGTCGCTACGAAGAGAAGAAAAGTCAGCCGGCGAAGTTTCATGGTATCGAAACCCTTACCGCGATCGTGGCCTGCTGCACCCCGCTCGCCGCCCCCACGCTAAAGCCGATCAGCGTGTTCGTCCCTAGGCTCGTGGTCCAGCCCTCGCCGCCGACCCCGAAGTCCTGCGCCTTATAGCTGGTCAACGCCGGGAAGTGGCCGTTCGTAATACTTACTACCGTTGGCCACGCGCCGTAGTTCGACTGGTAGACGTCGACGGTGAGCGAGCCCGTATCGCGCGTCAGCAGGGTCCAGCCCTGGATCGTGCAGGCGAACGGGACCTCGAGCACGCCCTTCCATCCCGTAGTAATCGTCGAGCCGCCCCCGTCGATCACCATGGTGAGGTCCTTGTAGACGGTACGCGCACGAACGATTCCGCTGCCGTCGGTGCCAAGCTGCTGAACGTTCGCTCCCACGTACGACGTAAGCAGCGAGCTCGTCACCGTCAGCCCGCTAGTGCCGATGCCGGTAGAGGTAAGGGTGCCGATCGTCGCGGCCGGGGTCGTCAACGAGGACGTCGCGCTCAGCGTCGTGACCGTCGCCGGCGCCGGGTTCGTCCCGCCGATGGTCGTGTTGTCGATCAAGGAGTTAAAGATGTGCACCGTGTTGACGCTCGTGTAGCTGACCGCGATCGCACCGACGGCGCAGAGGACCGCAAAGGCCAGTAGGCTTATTTTCTTTTTAGCGGACATAAACGTTAGGCTCCTGTCATCGGCGTGACCGCGCGGAGGATATGGTCCGGGCAAACCCGGAAGCGCTGGATACCGTATTGGTTAGCGAGCGGCCAGGCGTCGCCTCCGCCGCGCACGTTGCTCGGCCAGGCGACGGTGCGGCTGCCTACCCCGTCCTGTTGAAACTGAAACTCTATGGGTAGGCCCGGGGTCGCGTTGATCAGCGTCGGCGCGGTGACGTTGCCCGTCAGCAGCATGTAAAAGTTCCAGCCTAGCGAGCAGTCGAACACCGGCGACGCGCTGTACGGCACCACCACGATGCCGGTGATAAGCGCAAGGCTGTTGTCCAGCAGCACCTGGAGGGTAGACGCAAGCGTCGCTACGCTCGCGTCCGAGGTCGAGTAGCCGTTCGCGGCCAGCATCTGGCCCATCGCGGCCACGAACACCGACCACTGCCGGAACATCTTGTTCATGCGAACCGACGGCATGATGTCATCGACGGCGATGCCGTTCAGCCGCTGGGTGTCGGCGAGGTACGTAGCGTCCGACTCCTGGTTCGCTTCGGTGGGGTTCCATTCGAGAAAGTTAGTAGTAGACGGCATTTTAGCTAAGCCTCGTTTTTAAGCCGCGTGCCCAAGGTCCGCGCCGGCGATGAAGGAGTTGTTGAGGTCGGCGCCGAAAATCGGCAGCATGCTGAAGAAGTAGTTGATCAGTACGCCCTCCGGCCGCGGCACGATGAGGTCGTGGGTAATCATCTCCTCGATGATCGTGGTAAACGCGCCGCTGAGGATCACGTTGAAGGTCATGTCCTGATTATCTTGAATAACGATCTGGCCGTTAGGAAACAATTGCAACCACAGTTGCTGCAGCCCGTCGATGGTACCGTTCCACGTGTTTCGCCCGATCTGCGCCTGCAGCAAGACGCGATAGTCCGAGTCTCCAAGAACCGGCGAGCCCACGCTCGGCTGGAACGGCAGCTCGCGGCCGACGCCGACGATTTCACCTAGGACGTCGAGCTGCGCGCCCACTGCGGTGCTTAGGTCAAACGCCGCGAAGAAGCTATACAGGCACGCGGTAACGTCGTCTAAGAACTGCAACGCGGCCGCCGACCACGCGAGCAGCTTGTTTGCCTGCTGGTATTGCGAGGTAAACCGGGCCAGGTAGTACGCGACCGGCTCCGAAAAGATCGGCACGCCCCCGCCGCCGTAGACGCCCGCGCCATACCCACCGACCCCGTAACCGATAGGATCCTTTGCCATGCGTCTCTCCCTAGACCAGCGTCACGGTGACGTTTCCCGCGATGCCCTGCGTCACCTCGTTGAAGTTTACCCCGATGTCGAGCGTCAGCGGAGTAGAGCTGGCCGTGATGTTCACCGTGCCGCCCGTGCCTACCCCGCCCACGGTATTTTCAAGCAGCGCGACGCCCGACGCGGTCACGTAGTCGGTGCCGGTCTGGATCAGCTGGACGCTGGCGAGCGAGCCGCCTCCGCCAACCGTGAGCACCTTCACCATGGCCGCGTTGCTTGAGTTCGCCTGGTTGACGATCAGCACGTCGCCGACCACGTACCCCGTGCCGGCCGCGTTGATGGCCGCGGTCTGCAGCAGCCCGGAGTGGGCTAGCGTCAGACCACGGATGGAGAACGTCGGCGCCTCGAGGCTCCCGGCCTGCGCCATCACGTAGGCGCTCAGCGCGCTGGTGGTAAGCAGCTCTCCGATTTGAAGCGAGTTGAGGTAATCGACGATCGCCGCCTTGATCGCCGCCTGCGTAGCGCTATTATTTCCATTGATGACGTGCGCCTGGACCGCGACGACGAGCGCGACGTATGTAGGCCGGTCGAAACGGATGGGGGTCACGAAGCTCGTGTACGGATCGGTGATCGGCACCATCGTCGTGCCGTTCGTATAGCAGCCCGGAGTCTTGTTGTTGTAAATTACCTGCGCCACGTGCTGGTCGGTGTCGCCCTCTACCACCGCGGTGATGGAGTGCGGCGGATTTCCATAGAGGTCGGTCGCGCCGGTGGGATTTTCAGCAACGACGGCGCGCGTCACGTTGGCCAGCGCCTTTAGACCGGCGAGGGTGCCGTCGACGCGCGTCTGCGACGGCAGCGCTACGCTCAGGTAAAACCGCGCGCGAAGCTGCGAGTCGGTCTCGATCGGCTGGCCAATCGCGGCCGCGCCCGCGTTGTTAACGCTGGTCCAACCCGCGGTGGGGTTGTTGCGAATGTTGATCGTGTTTGGCGACGCCGAGACCGCGCCCAGCGTCTCGCACGTTGCGGTGACGTTGATCGTGCCGCTCAACGGGATCGTCACCGACGCGGGAAGGTCCCAGAGGAAGCCGTTGACGTCGCGCGCCACCCCGTTAATGATCACGGCGTTGGCCGTGCCGGTCAGGGTCAAGAGCGCGGAGCTAGCGGTAGCCTGCTTGCGCGCAATGCCGCTCAGCTTAACGATCCCGTCGAGGCCCGCGCCCACCGCGGTCGCCGGGCTGCGGTTGAGGTAGACGAGCTGCAGCGCCTGGAGCGTGTCGTTTAGCTTGAGCGAAAAGGTAGAGATCCATTGATATTCCGCGCTGTCGTTTCCCTCGTAGACGCCGGGGCCATAGATGCCATCGAAGGATGTCAGCAGGCTATCGAGGATGTCAAGATATTGCGAAATAGTAAGGCCGGCCGGACCGATGACGGGCGGAGTATAAGCCATGAGTTAAAAGCTCCCCGCGCTGGGCGGCCGTGGAATGTTGGTCACGACCACCGCGCCGAACGTCGTTTGGACTACCGCGTAAAACTTAAACGTGTGAGAGACGTGATCGTAGCTAGCCTGGAGGTTCTGTACCCCATCGGGCAAGACGTACGGCGTGCCTAGGATTCGCTGCTGAATCAGCAGCGTGATCTTCTGCTGGTTCGACGGACTAGCGCTCGAGCCGAGGATCTTCTGCCACAGCGGCAGCCCGTCCGACGTGTTCTCCCACCACTCGCCCTGGAACAGGAGCAGCCGCGTCAGGATGGCCTGCGCCACGGCGTCGACGTCGGTCAGGTAGTTCGCCCGGCCTTGGCCGTAGATGGGATCGTGGTTCGCGTCAAGCTGCCGGTACCGGATCGTAGCCATTAAACCACCCCGCCGGTATCGCCCGCGCCGGTTTGAACGCCGCTGTGCTTATGTGTAAGAAAAACTTTTCCGTCGATCGTCGTATCGTCCCCGATGTTTACCGTAGAGTTGCCAATGTTCACCTCGTCGCTGCCCGTGATGTTCACGGTCTGCGCGCGGACGTTGACGGTGCCGGTGGCGACGTCAAGGTTTAGTTCCTCATTATCGTAGTCAAGGGTAACGACGACCTTGCCGTCGTCGCTGCGCAGCTGGCAGTTGCTCGGGTCGTAGTTCGGGATCACGTTGGGCTTCGACCAGCAGCCCAGAAGCGCGAACGGGTCGGAGAGGCTGTGCCGGCGCACCGCGAGCGGGTCCTGCACCTCGCCGGTAGTCCACCAGCTGTCAATGCACTGGTCGGCGAAGATCAGGAGGCACTCATCGCCGGCCTGAATTGGGATGGTTAGCGAGTAGCCGCCGCCGCGCGGCATCACGACCGGGACGTCGGCGAGGTCGGGGATGTCCTCGACCGCCAGCTCCTGGTCCTGGATCGTCACCTCGCGCAGCGCTACGCTTACCACCGCGAGCTGCGTGTCGACGTCGAAGCTGCGCACGATGCCGGGAACGGCCACGCGCAGCGCGCAGCCGAACTGCCACAGCGGCAGGCGATATTTGTTGACGTCGATCCCCAGGCGTACGGGGAGGCTTACCTGCGGAGGCGTTCCGGTATCTTTCATTGACCATACCCCAGCAGCAACAACGCCGCGTTCGTCACCCCGTGCACCTCGGTGTACCACTGTTGCCCGCGCGTGTCGCCGACGTGGCGCACCGCGGCCACCTTATAGATTCCGTCCTTGTCTAGGATGCTGATCTTCTGGCCGATCTGCGCCTTCAAAAATCGAATCGAGCTGTTGTCGATCTTCACCTGGTCCGGAGGGTACTGCACCTTGAGGCGCGAATCGAGCAGCACGCGGAAGCTGATTCCCTCCTGCGTTTGCTGCGGTACCCCGATGATGGTACCCGGGGCCTCCGTCACCTGGCCCCCCAGGCTTGGCGGAGAATACGTGTAAAGGTTGCCGCTCGTCGCGTCGTCGCTCAGGTCGTCGAACGTTAGGCCATCGTCGTCGACGTAGTAGCCGTACTTATTGTCGGCCGCGGCCCAGGATAAAAACTCATCGGGCGTACCGAAGACGGTCTGCGCGCGAGGAAACTGCGTTTCCTTGATTCCCTTTGGCAGGGTGAGGTTTCCCAGCGGGTGCAGCGACTCCTCGACGATGCGCTGGATAATCTGCGCTTGCGTCGCGTAGGCCGACTGGGCGAAGCTGACGAAGTTGTTTCCCAGCTTGTCCGGCCCGATGACGCAATGCAGCGTCATCTTGAAGTCGACGACGTTGTCGCGCTCCCAGAACGGCTGGAAGAGGCGGCCCTTGAAAATCTGGCCGTAGTTTCCGTTTTCGTAGCCAGCGCTGACCGTCACCGACATGTCTTTCCGCAGCAACATCTCGGTCGTCTCGGTGTTCAGGTTATACAGCACGATGTCGCCGTACCAGAACTGCACGTAGCCTGGTTGGACGATGTCGAACGTCGCGCGCAACGCGTTAGGGCCAGGCCCGGGATCGTTAGAGTCATTGGGGTCCGGAAAAGAACGAATTGAAAAGACCTCGGTGCCGCCGTCGGTGAGCGAAACCTTAATCTCCCACTTCCGTAGGTACCCGGTCGCGCCCGTCGGCTGCTGTTGCGCATCGCTCATGTCGTAGGCTGGTCTCCCCACACCAGCACGTAGCCCGTCCCTAAGTTCGTGTCGTCCGGCGAGTCGGACTGAGACGCCGTATCGTTGCCGGCGTTGATGACGTAGGCGCTGCCAATCCTAAGGTAGCCGTACTGGCCGAGGATGTTCGCGGCCGGCCAGACGCCCGTCAGCAACGGCACGCTATCGAGCAGTAAGTTGTCGTTCGCGTCGCTGATCGAAAGCACCCAGAACCCCGCCATCTCGCTGTAGCGAAGCCGACAGCCCAACGTGACGTTGGCTCCGTCGACGGTAACTGTGACTCGAAAATTCTGGTTCGGCGCGTTGGTCAGCGGAATAACCTGATTCATGGCGTTGGTCCAGTAATCTGGGTAGCGAGGCTCGACCACGTGCCGGCGCCCGGAATGTTGGTAGCGTTTTCCACCACGTGGGTATTCAGCAGCGTGTCGTTAGGCAACAGCGGCTGGAGCGAGCCATCGTGGGTGCTCTGCGAGGTCTGGTCGCGCTGGCTCGTTTCCGGCAGCGGCTCCGCGCTTACATTGATAACGGCCGGGATGATCTGCGCCAAACTAATGACCGCGCGCAAGCTCGCCACCGTCTTATGGTCGTCGATTACCTCGATGTTCTCGATCACCATGTTGGTATACGTCCGCAGCCGGGTCGTCAGCGTCAGCGGCTTGCGCGAGGCCTGGACGCTCAGGAACGTCTGGTACGCCGACACCGACTTCGGCCCGTTGGAGTAAGCCTCAGCGTCGTAGCTGTCCATCGCCTCCGAGATGCCCACGCTAAGCACGACCTTGGCCGGCAAGAGGTAGGCGTGGTCGACGATCGGCGCGCCCGTCTGCACCGGGTGCTGCGTCACCACGAGCTGCTGCTGGTGGAGGACCTTGAACACCGCGTCGAAGAAGTAGTCCGTCGTGCCTGAGCTTCCATCGTCACTTCCGTTCGACGTCGTCAGCACGGTCAGGCTGGTCTGCGGCGGCGCGTTCGTCCACTGCGGCGGCCGCCATGGGCCGCGCTGCGTGCTCGGCGCCGGCGGCGGCGCGATCGAGATGCGTAGCACCGACCATGGAGCCTCTAGGTTTCCAATTATCGACTGCGAACCAAAGGAGCCCATTTAGCGGTACACCCCCGTAGTCTGGGACAGCGTGCGTTGCGTTCTTTTTATTAGCGCGTCTTCCAGCGCGTGCACCACGGCGACCTCTATCTCTTCCTTCGTAGCGTGCGGGTTCACGATGTTAATGGTCACGCCGCCAACGGCTATCTCACGCGCCTCGACGTCGCGCGCGTACTGCTGGACGTCGGCCGGAATCCTCCCCCCCGTCGCGAGCGCCCGGGCCAGCTTTTCCGGCCCCCAGTTGTAGGCTTCGAGGGCCAGCGTCTCGGTGCCAAACCGCTCCAGCAGCTTCATGTAGTACTTCAGCCCGCCGGTAACGTTCTGCGCAGGATCGAAGGGGTCGTTTACCCCCATCTGCTTCGACGTGTCCGGCATCAATTGCATAAGGCCCTGCGCTCCCTTCGGGCTCGTCGCCTTAGGGTCGAAGCTCGGGTCCTCGCTCTTCGCGAGGGCCAGCGCGAACGCCGGCGAAACTCCCATGCCCTGCGCGGTAGCGATGATGGTCTTTACCATGCTGTCGCGCGCGGCCGAGATGCTATCGCGCATCGACATCTCTGGTACGCCTGGAGGGCGCGCCGCGGGAGGCATCGTATCGGGACCAAGCGGCGTAGCGCCAGGCATTGGGTACCCAGCCCCGTAGCGGTTGCGCGGATCAAAAAGCCAGCGCGCCCAGTCGGCCAGACCTCCTGGTTGAATAATCGGGCCGCCCTTGCTCGTCGTGCCCGGGGCCGGGTTTTCCATGCCCTGCGCCTGCGCGATCGCCTTCTTAAAATCTTCCTCAGCCTTCTTCCACTTTCCTTGCTGGAGGTCGTCCAGCACGTCGCCAAAAGTATTAAGGGCCTGAAACAGCACCTTGATGTCGTTCCACGTCGTCTTGACAGCCTTGTCGACGTCGTCGATCGCCCACAGCAGTTTCTGGAACGTGAGCTCGCCCGAAAGCCGCGGATCGTTCATCACCTCGCCGATGCCGTGCACCAGCACGGTGCCCACCTCGCGCGTGGCCGCGCCAAGATCCTTCGCGATCTGCCAGGCTTCCTTCAACGCCGGCACCAGGTCGGTCGCGATGCCCTGCGAAATTTCCGGGATGCGGCGAATGAAATCGGTAAGGTACCCGTCGAGCTTCTTCAGTCCCTCCTCGTTGTCGAGCCCGAAGGCCCGCGCCACGTTCGCCACGACGCTCATGCCGAGGTATTGGAACGCGACGCCGAGCTTGGTAAACTCGAAGCGGATGTCGCGCATGTTCTTCATCTGCTTCTGGTAGTCGCCGCCTAGCTGCTTCTGCAGGATCGCTTGCTCCTGGATCAGCTCTCGGAAGCGCTGGCGAAGCTCCGGGTTCCACGCGATTTGATCGAGCGAATATCCCAGCGCCTCCGACGCGATCTTCATCTTCTTCGCCGCGTCGACCGACATGTACATCTGCATCGCGTACAGCTGGAAGTCGAGCTCGCCCTGGGACACGTGATCGGCGAGGCCGATCGTCGCCGCGCTGATGGCGGCGTACGCGCCCACGATCGAGCCCGTCAGCTTAACGAACATGCTGCCGAGCCCGGTCGTGTGGTGCTCGACCTCGCGCTGCACCTTAGCCAGCGTCTGCTCGAACTGGCGCAGCTGGTTGTTGTCGATCTGCCAGCCCAGGGCAACGAGGTACGATTTTATGACGTCGGTATCCACTAACGCTTCCTTATGCCGTCTAGGTACTCGGCCTCGTTCAAGCGGTTTTCTTCCATCACGTCTAGCAAGTCGTTTATCTCGAGCAGGTCGTCGATGTTATAGGTACCATCCCAGGTTTCATGCTGCCGCCACAGGCCCGCGACGACGGGCCGAAGCAAGAAGGTATCTAGCCCGCGGCCGTTGGCAGGCTTAAAGCCGAGAACGACTTCATTATCTCTTCTTGGACGGCCGGGTCGAAAAAACCCGCGACGTTGAACACCAGCGCGTGCACGGTCAGTACGAGGATCGTGACCACGTCGGTATCTAAGTCTGGAAAGCTGAAGCGGCCCGAGCCGTGCACGATGGGCTGCGCCACCTCTTCGCCGTTCTGCCCTACGGGTTCTAAGCGGTAGCACGCGTTAAGGCAGTGGTCCTGAAGGTTACGAAAGTCCTTCTCGTCCATGTGGGTCGAGCGCTTGGCGCCGCCTGGAAGGTTCATGCCCTCGCTGGCGAGGGAGCTTTCAACGGCCGACGGGAGGAGGTAGCTGGCGATTTGTACCGCCAGCCAACTTCCCGTTCGCGGGTCCATCTTTTTGATCTGGTAACGATGCCCGCTGAGCTCTAGTACCTTATTAGTTTCGCGCATAGTTTTCTCCCAAAAACTAGTTAGCCGGTTACGAGTTGAATGCTGTTAGCGGCCATCAGGTGCCACACCAACTTTTCGCCCTGCGCCGCGTACACCTTTGCTGGCAGCTTGGTGGGGCTGATGCCGCTGAGGTAGTGAGACGTGCCGTCCACGATGTTCCGCGTCGTCATCGTCATCGCCGCCCAGAGCGTAACGTCGCCCAGGTCGGCCGGTACCTTTACCGCGTTGAACCAGGTAACGAGGAAGTCATTCAGGTCGCTGGTCTGCTGCACCTCGATGTCGGCCGTGCCGTTGTCGCCCGCGATATACGAAACCATCACGCTGCCGTCGGCCGAAACGTCGTGCGTCGTGCGCTCCGTCAGCATCTCGATGGTAACGCGCCCTAGGCCGATGTTACCGCCGTTGAGCGTAAAGCCCCCGACCAACGGATGGAACAACGCCCCGCTGAGATCTTTGAATGAGTAGGTAGTCATTTGCTTCTAGAGCTCCTTTACTGTTGGACCAGCACGTTGATCGTCACGAAGTGCACCGCGCCCGCCTCGATCAGCGCAGCATAGATCGGCATCGCCTGCCGTGCCGCGCGGTTGCCCGGCGACTGCTGCGAGTACGGCAACGCCTGGGTGAGGTAGCCGCTTGGCAACGGGGTGCCCGGAAGCAGCTTTAGGATCGGCACGCCGTTCCACACCCCGGGCGCGATGTAGCCGATCGACACCGAGTTGTCAAGCGCCAGGTTAACCGCATGCATCAGCTGCGTTTCTCCCGGGTCGGTCTGCGGAATCGCGGGATTCGCTACCAGCAAATTCATCACGTTGTACTGGATATTCGCCACCAGCACGTCGCGGTTAATCGTCTGATAGAAGAACGTCCCGCCCGGCGTGATGCCCTCCTGCAGGATAGTGTACACGTTCGCGTAGCTCGCGTAGATGTTACCGTTCTTGCCGCCCACGCCCTGCTGGCCGCAAACGTAGCCAACCTGGGTCGCGGTCAACGGCTCGTAGGCTACCCCGGTGATCGTCTTAAACTTCGCGGTGTAGAAGCTCCCGGCCAGCCCGGTGTTCAGGGCGAGCAGGCAACCCATCATCGCCGCTCCGCCGTACGCGTTGTTCGGGTAGGTCCCGCCCTGCGTCGTTGAGTAGATGCCCATGCTGCGCGACGAGCCCGTGTTCTTCAAGTAGGTGAAGATGTCGGTCGTCGCCTGGGTTGGCACGTCGCCGTCGGC